CGGGCTACTGTCAGCGAGCATCGACATAGAACAACTGCCGCTGTCAGTGCTGTGGAAGGGGGAACAATTGCTAGACGCGGTGTTCCTTGACCAACCACGGGATGTCATAGAGGCCCGCCTGCTGGCCTATGTAACTCGGTATCTCAATCGCAAGTTTGGGGAACCGGAACCAATTCCTGCAACGCCACGGCTTGCGGAGCGTATTAACAGGCAACAGGAAATGGCAATCGCGGCCAGAAAGATGTTGACAGTAAGGGGCGGAATGCAATAGATTGATACTTAATCAGGCGTTGTGCATTCCGGGCCTGCTCGGAACCGCAGACACCGAAAGAACGGTTTAGCGTCTTGGCCTGCTAAGCGCGACCCGTTGGACACACCATCCAACCGGCCGCGTTTTTTGTTGCGCGGCCCATGAGGGTCACGCAATGCACATTGAAGAACTACAGGAGCGACTGGGCAAGCTCAAAGCCGACAACGACGCCATCTTGGCGAAAGCCCAGGCCGAAAAACGCGACCTGAGTGTGGAGGAAGGTGATACCTTCGACCGCAATCAGGAACTGTTTGAGGCAACGACTCACAATATCGAGCGGCTGCAAAAGAATCAGGATCATCACGAACTTCTGGCAAAGCCGAAGGGCCGCGTCACCAAGGCCGCCAGCCCGGCGGAAGATGAGTCGCTGAGTACGCCCCGGCGGCCGACAATCAACCCCGGTCCTAATCTCGTTTTCGAGAAGACGGGCGGATTCAAAAACCTTGGCGAGATGGCCTGGGCGGTGCGACGTGCGGCCCTTGATGGCGGTGACGTTGATCCGCGTCTGGAGCAAATCGCCCAGAACGAACGGCTCGCGGCGGCAACCACCTACGGTGCGGAAGCGAGCGGCCCTGACGGCGGATTTGCTGTCCCGCCGGAGTTCCGCACAGCGATCATGCAGACGGTACTCGCCGAAGCATCTCTGGCCGGCATGTGCGACCAGGTTCCTTGCAGCGGCAATTCGTTTACCTGCCCTGTTGACGAGACCAACCCCTGGCAGACCTCGGGTGGCATTCTCGCCAACTGGGATGGTGAAGCATCGGCCGCCACGCAGAGCAAGCCGTCTCTTGGCGAGCGATCCGTCAAGCTCAATAAACTCCGCTGCCTTGTCCCGATGACGGACGAGTTGCTTGAGGATGCGAGTGCGATGGACGCCTACCTGCGGCGGAAGGCTCCCGAGAAAATCGCCTTCAAGCTCAACCTGGCGATTATCCAAGGGACTGGCGTTGGCCAGCCGAAGGGAATCATCACCAGCGGAGCGTTGGTAACGGTCTCCAAGAACAACCCGCAGACCGCGGACACGATCACCGGCAAAAACATCATCGAGATGTATAGCCGGATGCACAGCGGTTCGCTCGGCAACGCGGTATGGCTCATCAATCCGAACGTGCTGCCGCAGCTCCTCAAGTTGTCGATGGCCGGCACGGACAATGAGGGCAACGCCGTGACGGGCTGGGGTTCGCTGGTCTATCTGCCGCCCAACGGCCTGAGTCAGTCGCCTTTCGGCACGCTGATGGGCCGCCCCGTCATTCACACCGAAGCGTGCGAAACGCTCGGCGACGTGGGCGACATCATCTTTGCCGACTTGAAGCAGTATCTCTTGCTCATCAAGAGCGGGACGAACCCGAGGGTAGAAACCTCGATGCACTTGTGGTTCGACCAGGACTTGACCGCCTTCAAGTTCGTTCTGCGAGTCGGCGGTACTCCCTGGTGGAGCACGACGCAAGCCGGGCGTGACAACGCCAACAGCACCTATTCACCCTTCGTGGCCCTGGAAGCCCGCTAATAGCCGGCAACTGGACCTGAGTTTTCACCTTTTTCAGGGAACACAAAATGATTAGCCCGAATGCACGCCTGCTCGAACAGGCCAAAATCGTCTGGGGAATGGGGCCGAAGGTTCCGTCTACAACGACGCCAGATATGGTGTCGCTGAAGAACTACAACCGCTGCTGCATCATCATCACCGGACTCAACACGACGACCGTCACCGGATCGGCGATCACGCTGAACCAAGCGACGGCCGTCGCCAATACTTCCGGCAAAGCTCTCGCCTTTGACAAGGTGTGGGCGAATCTGGACGTGACGGCAACGGACACGCTGGTTGAAACGGCGGTGACGAGCAACACGTTCACCACGGCGGCGACGAACAGCATCAACTTCATGTACGTCATCGAGGTGACGGAGGAAATGCTGGACGTGGCCGGCGGATTCGATTGCATCAACGTTCTGACTGGCAACGCGACTAACGCCACGCTGTCTGTCACTTACGTCCTGTTCCCGGCGAAAGAAGGCAAGGCTACTCCGCCGACCGCGATCACGGATTAAGCATGAAGCCGTATGTAGCAGTTGGGTTGCCGCGTCGGTCGAAGCCGACCAGCATCCTGTTGTATGGTCACAAGGTGCATTCGTCGAAGGGCGTTTGCACCATTGAGCCGGTTGCCAATGTCTCGTCCCTGCTGAATCACTCGTTCAATAACATTCTGTCATGCGTCATCAACAACTATGAAGACGGGATGCCGCTCACGCATCTCGCCTTCCTACATGATGACATCGACGCTGAAGCAGGATGGGTTGACGTGCTGTGGCAGGAGATGGAGGCGGTTGGTGCCGACTTCATTTCGGCTTACGTGCCGATCAAGGACGACCGGGCGTTAACCTCGATGGCTCAGTATGAGAACGACCCGTGGGACTTCGACCGATTTACTCTGCGGCAACTGGCGACGATGCCTGACACGTTCACTCAGGACGACGTGCCGTGGAATTTGTACTTGAATACTGGCTGCTGCCTGCTCAAGCTCCGCGAGCCGTGGGTGTCACAACCAGACAAGTTCACCTTCCACACCAAAGAGAAGATAAGCCGCGGCAAAGACGGCAAGTGGATTGCGTCGGTGATTAGCGAGGATTGGTTATTCACCGATGCTATCCGCAAGGCCGGCGGACGATTGGCGGCTACGCGGAAGGTTCGGCTGTCTCATCAAGGTGAGCACGACTATCGAAACGACACGATCTGGGGCCGCTGGCACAGGGACGAAGCCTACGCCTCACGACATGGAGAAGGAAATGAAGAAAGTCAAATTCCTTCGGGACGAGACCTACAGGCAGAACGAACCGGAGCAGTCACGGCAGTATAAGGCCGGCGAAATATACGACCTGGACGACGACCACGCCGACCGCTGGATTCGCCGCGGTGCCGCTGTCGAGGTCAAGAGCGGAAAGGCGTCGAAGCCAGAGGCGATGGTCCCGGCGGCACCAGAGAAGCCAGTATCTCACGAAAGCATAGCGTCAATCCGCAAGTCGAAGAATGTTTAGCATCACTCCCACTATTGTCGCCGGTTCGGCAGAGCCGTTGACGAAAGATGAGGCGAAGTTCAATCTGCACGTCGCCCACGACGCGGACGACGCGAGGATTCGGGCATTGATAACGGCCGCACGGGAATATGTGGAAGTCTGGACGGGCCGGGCACTCATTCCCCAAAGCATCGTGTTCAAACTCGACAGATTCCCAGGCTGGCAGGATGGTTATGTGATTCGCCTGCCGCGATCCCCGGCTACGGCGATAACCTCGATTACCTACTATGACGAAAACGACGTTTCGCAGACGCATAGTGCGGCACTGTACCAATCTGACTTGTCGAGCGAGCCTGCCAGAATCATTCCGATTGCGACCGAAGTGATTTGGCCAACAACCTATGAACGATTGGCGGCCGTGACGGTGACTTACGCGGCCGGATACGCCACGCCCGCTGCCGTCCCAGAACGAATCAAACAGGCCATGCACCTGCTGGTGAATCACTGGTATTTGAACCGCGAGCCGGTAGCCGTTGGAACCATTTCAACAGACATCGAATTTACGCTCCAGGCTTTGCTTGGGGCTTCATGGACCGGCAGCATTGCCGGCACGTTTGCACAAGTTTAATGGCACGCATCCGGCCAGGACGCCTGCGACATACGGTGGACATCTATCGTGATCCAACCGGGGCTTATGGTACGTCTGGAGAGAACCAAGGGCAGCCGCAGCTAATCAAAGCCAACGTACCGTGCTCGATTGATACGCTCTCTGGCCGACAGCTTGAGCAGGCGAGGGCGCAGTGGGATGCAGCAGTTCTCCAGGTCGATATGTTCGCCGATCCGGCATGGAATCTTGATAGCAGGTGCTACCTCAAGTTTGGAACGCGACGACTCTACGTCGGGTTCGTGAACAATATCGAGCAGGCAGGCTTCGAGTATCAACTGCTGTGCGGTGAGTCGCCGTGGGAGACTGCCAATGGCAACAGTTGACGAAAACTTCCTGGCATTTCTCAAAGCTGATAGCACAATCGCCAGGCTCGTCGGTGCGAGGATTCACGAAAACCAAGTCCCGCAAAATCCCACAGGCGATTATATCTGGTTCGCCTTGGCTGGAGAGGAAGACGAATACTGCCTTGATGATGCAGACGGGGCTGCACCTTTCCGTTTCCGATACGCGGTGGAATGCGTCGGGTATAGCAGCTCAGACAAAACATACGGCTTGCGTAAGAGCCGTGAAATAGCCAACGCCGTCAAGTCGCGAGTCAAGAACTATAACGGTTCGTTCGGCGATTCGACCGTACAGGGACTCTTTGTAGATGAGGTTAGCGAGGACTACGAACCGCGTAACGATTTCAGCGACCTTGGATTCCACACGCGGTCCATCGCCGTCGAGGTGATACCGTGACGCCATTCGTTCTTAGTCACCAGCCATCGCCGTTCAAGTTCCGTGTCGTGGGTGCAGATTCAGCAATGAACGCACTACGAGCACTGCCGAGAAAGTTGCGTTTCAAGCACATGCGTATTGCTCTAAATGCTGGCGGCGGCGTGCTGCGAGACGCGGCCAAGTCAAAAATCCGCGTCGTCAGCGGGGCACTCAAAAAGTCTCTCAAAGTCCGTGTGAAGATACCAGAGGCGAGTTTCAATCCGGCCCACAGGAGAAAGCCACCTTATGTGGTCATTGGTCCCGGCCGGCGGACGCAGCAGTTTTACAAACCTGATACCGGCGACGGCCGCTGGAAGACTTCCAAGGAAGCCACCAAGACGTACAAGCGGGTTTATGTTGACAACATCGGCCTAGGGGTTCATTCCTTGCAAGCCGTGCGGGAAGGCATTCGGTTTACAAGGGAAACGCATCGCGGCGTGCGAGTGCGTATTCCATCACGCTATGCCCACCTCGTTGAGAAGGGAACCAAACGCTCTAGGGCGTTTCCGTTCCTGAGGCGTGCCATTGCTACTCACGGAATAGCAGCAATGCAGAAGATCATAGACAAGCTGAAGCACGGCCTTGAAATAGAAGCGAGGCTACTAAGCACGCTCAATTAAACCAACTGGGACCGGCGGTGGTTCGCCGGGCCACATAGCGGCTGAAGCCGGAGTAATTAACCGGCAAGATGCCTTCACCATCGTTGTCCGTGAAAGGGGACTGCGAATTATCGCGGTCCCTTTTTATTTCACAGGTGCAACGATGGCCAAAGAGAAGAAGATCGGTCATGGAATCTCGATAAAGCTAGGTTCCACGACCATCACGCAGATTCGGAATCTCACACCGGCATCTATTTCCAGAGAGGATGTAGACGCCACGACGCTCGATGACACGGTGGGATACAACCTGCCGAGTGACCCGGAAGACCCAGGCGAAGTGTCGTTTGATGAGCTGTGGACCAGCGGCGATACAAACAGCGAATTGATCGACACTGATTTCAACGCCAGAACGATTGCTACGTGGTCAATCGTTTTCAGTTCGTGGACTCAGAGCCGGACGGCATCTTTCTCCGCATGGGTCAAGTCGATTAGCCCGGCTCAGGTTAGCGGCCGGGATGCCATGTCACGCACCATTGTTTTGAGGCTAACCACAGTGATTACTTGGACCAACACCGTTTAGGAGATGCAATGGAATTCACCTTGGATAAGTTGCCGCCTGGCGTGCCTGTAAGTGCCGTTTCGGTTCCCGTACCGGAATGGGGCGAGGGCATGGTGGCCTATATCGCGGAACTCACCGCCGACGAACGCGACGAGCGAATGGAGACTTGGTATCCACGCCGCCGCGAGGCACGAGAGCAAGAGAACAACGTCGGTTTCCGTGCCTATGCGGTTGCGGCCACGCTCTGCGATGCACAGCGGAAGTTCCTGGCAGCCGACGAGAAGGCAGCCAATGACCTGGCCGACAAACTTGGACCGCAGAACGCAGTCCCCGTCAGCCGCCTGTTCAATAAGGCTTGCGAACTGAACGGACTGCTGCCTGAGGACGTGGAGGAACTCGAAAAAAACTAGAGGTGAGTCCGCTGCGGCGTTGGCTATGGCACGTCGCGTTGTATGCGGGCTGCGCTTGTCCGAGAGAGCACCGCCAGAGGCTCACGGCAAGGGAATACGTCGAACTACTGGCGTTACGACAGCTTGAGGTAATCGGGCCGGACAGAACAGACCTCGGAATCGCAAAAGGGTTTTATGCACTTAGCAGGTTGTGGGGCGGCAAGGCGGAACTGAGAGACTTCCTGCCAATCGTCCGCGAGTTGACGGTCGAGGAACAACTGGCCGCACTGGAGCAGTACAGCAAGGTACGCAATGGCAACCATCAGCCGACTCTCGATCCTCCTCACGATGAACTCGGCACAGTTCGACAGGGGGATGGACCGTGCAGCGATGAAGGTTCGGTCGTTCGGCACGTTCCTGAAGGGGAGCCTGAGTGCAGGAGTAGTGGCGGCCAGTAGTGCCCTGACTGCCGCTATCGTTGCCGCCGCCGGTTTCCACGCCACCCTCAACCGCCTGTCGGCAAGTGCAGAGAGATTGGATCGACTGAGCAAAATCATTCAGCGATTCGGCGTGGACGCGGGAGCCTTTCAAAGGCTTTCGATTGTTGCCGCCGATGCCGGCGTAAATATCGAGGAACTGGCCAGAGCCATCAACTTCATGGCTAAGAATGTCGGCTCTGGCGGGAAGCCGCTCGACAAGCGGTTCGCCGAGTTGGCCAGACAGATCATGGAACTAAAAGACCCGGCGGAGCGGGTTGCCAAGTCGATGGAAATCTTTGGTAGGTCTGGTGCCGAACTCATCCCGCTGTTTGAGGACATTGCCGCAGGGAACCTGGAGAGGGCTGGTGCGATCCTTGAACGGTTCGGGCAGACGCTCACCAGTATTGATTTGCGTGGCGTCGAGCGGATGAATGATGCCTTCCAGCGATTGACGCAACTGTTCACCGGGTTCTTTGACAAGATGGTGGCGACATTCGCACCAGGCATAACCGTGGTGCTTGAGGAAATCATCAACATCCTGATGGACTTCGGGGATAGTACGCAGACCGTCACAGAACGATGGGCGTTCCTGAAAGAGGTGGCACTCGAAACAGGGATTACGATTGCCGCCGCCATGCGGCTAGGTGCGGCGAGCCTGGAATTTATCGACTCGCAACTGGACCTTGTGACCAGCGGGTTCGAGCGGCTGATTGCAACCGTCAAACAAGACTGGCCGGCAGTCGAGAAGGCCATGCTGCGGCAAGTCGAAGCACAGGGCAGGATGATTCATTCCCTTGGGGAACTCAACGAGATTATGACAGGCAGGTTTCGCGACAACCTGCGGAAAAAGTTCATCGAGGGATTTTCTCCCCAAGGAATCATCGGCCCTTGGCGAGAAGTGGCGAGCGACATTTCACTGGCCAGCAAGTTTGAAGGTGCCGGGGCTCTTGAACGTGGATCAACGGAAGCCGTGCGGGCCGTCACGCAATCGCAATCGCAGCTTGCCAACCCCCTGGCGGCAATCGAGCGGCACACGGCGGCGATGCTCTCGGCACTTCGGCAAATAAAAGAGAACACCAGCGATATGGCAGTCACCGACCTCGCTCCCGTGACGGGGGGTGGCTAATGGCAGTCGTCGGAACAGCCGCCAAGATGCCGGGGCCGGAACGAACCGGCGACGATGAGGCCAAGACTGGCCTGAAGCGTTTTACTCGCCGCTACCGGGTAGATGTCGATTCCAAGACCGACGAGGCAGACACGGTACTCGCCGCACCTGGGCTGCCGCGGATTGGCGATTTATTTGTTAGCGGTTCCAGCAGCGTACCGGACTGCAAGGTTTCCAAGCGGCGTGCGGAACAGGCCCAAGGTCTGTGGTATCTCTGGTACGTCGATATTGAGTACAGCACAGAGAGCGACACTGACCCTAACAACCCTATCAATGAGCCAGCCGATCTGAGGGTGACGTGGGAGGCGTACAAGGAACCTCTGCCGGGGACGGCTCGGCAAGGGGATGTGAGCCCCGGCGGTTCGTACATCAACCCGAAGTGGGAGAAGGGGATCACCAATGCCGCCGGGGAGCCGTTCGACCCACCGTATGAGAAGGATTCCGTCCGCCCGGTAGTCATCTATTCCCGCAACGAGCCGCTTACCTATGTGACGATGGAGCGGCTTGTGAAGTTTATGAACTCCGTTAATAAGACGGTGTGGAGCGGCCTTGCTCCCCGCCAGGCGTATTGCCGCGGCATCGAGCCGGTCTATGTCGAGCGGCAGCGGCCGGACAATAGCCCGTCCTGGAAATACTTTCGGACCACGTACACGTTTGCCATCAAAAAAGAAACGTGGGACTTGCAGCTCCTAAATCAAGGCACGTTCTACCTGGACACGAATCTCCAGAAGAAAACGGAACGCGATGCAGACGGGAACCTGAAAAAGGTTCTCTTGAACCGCTACGGGAACAAGTACACCGAAGGCACCGACCCGGTGGAAGATTTGTTTCTTCGCTGGCCTCGCGCGGCACTGCCTGCAAGCGGTAACTACCCCGCACAGCCTGCTCTCGGCGGCGTGAACTACGAAGCCGACTTTAACGAACTTGGAATCTTCCTGAACCTCTGGCTCGGCAATCCGACAGGACCGCAGCCGCCACCCGCATAGGTGAAATATGGCCGACACGATCCAGCTTACCTCCAGTGTCATTACGACGCTCGGCTCTTACAGCGAGCCGATTCAGCCGCCCACGCTTACCATCACCCTATCGGCACGCGGAGCCTCGGCCGGCATTCAGGACATCGGCACAGCAGCAGAGAACGTGGATATGGGGGATGTGGCGACAGCCGACCAGGGGTGGTGCTTCCTCTACAACCTCGACTCTACGAACTACATCGAATGGGGATACAACGACGCCGCCACTATCAAGAAGATCGGCAAGCTTGCGGCAGGTGACTGGGCTATCTTCCGGCTAGCGGCCAGTCAGCAGCTCATGGCACAAGCCAATACCGCTACTTGCAAACTTCAATACAAGATTTGGCGAGCGTGATGTGGCCAAGAAGCTCTACATCCCTGAATCGGAGCAGCGGCCGGTACAAAACCTGCTTCGGCGGGAGCGTTCCGGCCAGCTTGATGAACTTGCCTACCGCGACCCTAACCTTGGGCAGCGGACAAGGGACTGGCATTCATTCCTGAATGTATCTGGGGAATCAATCCCGGCATGGTCAGTAATGCGAATTACCGACAGCAATCCTATTGGCGACTGGTTTGAATATGAAGTCGGCAAGCCGAATTCTCAGATTCAAAGGCATTACTTGGTAAATGGTTCGTCGGACGTGGCAAACGATGCACGCGGAGCCGGAACCTTTCTGAACAATATCGAGTTCGTCTGCTACGACGAAACAAAAGGCACGCCAGCGCACAACGAGGAATGGGGGCCGGTGGCTGACTCCTGGAAGCTAGTTAAAAAGTCTATTGGGTTTGTAGTTGTCGGCGGATTGAACAACACCACGGGGACTTACCGGACGGCGGCACGGCAGAGGTTTTGCGAACCGCTGAGAGGCAGGACGACTACGGCGCTAACGCCTGGCGGCTCCTGCACCGTCGCAATCCTCGTGTGGGCGGGACTGGACGGGAGCGGCAAGTCTATTTGGGCAGACGCCAACCTCAGCGGCACGGCCTACGATTTCTTCATGAATCTGGCAGACGAAATACCATCGGGAACGAAAGTGAAAATCTCATGGTACGGGGACGTTCTGGTTGTTGATCAGGCGTACTGCGAAGTGGACGATACGCAGGGCGGTCCCGGTGGTGGTGGCTCCGGCGGTTCTGGCGGCAGCAGCAGTACAAACCCGCAGCAGGCCAACGCCGGCGTCCTTACCGCTGGCGGTGGGTCATTCCACGGCAATCAGGTACTAACGCGAATCAGAAGAAAACGATTCTAACAAGGAGAGAACCATGTCCAATCTCAGCAGCACCGTCACAGAAGTTATTTATTCCTCAACGGCGACGGCAACTCAGCTCAACACATTCACTACCGAAGACAACCTTATGAAGACTCTGCCGCCGTGCATCATCCCGGCGGGGTTCTTCAATCCGCCGCAGACTGGAACCGGAAAGACCCTGAAGGTCAAGGCATGGGGGCGGCTGGGGACTACTGGAGCACCGACGTTCACGTGGTCAATTCGCTTGCTGACTTCAACCACTTGGTCAGCGGCCGGCATTGGTTTTT